GCATCTATACCCAAAAGTTTATATCCCTCTGGTACTACCCAGCAAGACCTGCACTCTGCTCCATAAGAAGAGGACACGCTAGGAATCTGAGCCATGTTAGGACTGCGATGTGTCATGCGTCCTGTAATGGTTCCGTTAGGATTAACAAACCCACGCACCCTACCGTCTTTCTCTTGTGCATCTAGCCAAGAACTAATTAGTGCTATCCTTTTCTGTAGCATTAAAAACTCTGCAATTAGTTTTGCTTGGGGGATACCTTTTATTCTTTTCAACGTACCCTCGTCAACAATAGGTTGACCAGTGGGAGTAAGCTTTGTAGGCTTCCACCCAAACTCCTGTAAGTATTCCCCTATCTGTTTTCTGGAACCAAGATTAAACTTCTTAACCTCTGACCTGACAACAGATAGATTAGTCTGCATGGTTTCAAATTCTTGTGGTGTTAGTCTAGACTTCTTGCCTGTTTGCAAGTCCTCTGCCATCTTAGACATTGCTCCACTCTTAGTATAGGTTGGGTACAGTGTAGTGTAGGATGTGTGTGGTTTGAACTCCTTATGTACCTCATCTACTACAGAATTAAGCTTATCAGTAAGCTCTGCTGTCAGGAGGGAAGCCGCCTTCTCGTCAAACAGAAAGCCCCTGTCTCTTTGATCGTTTAAAATTCTAGCAGTCTCCTGCTCTAACTGTACTGACTCAGGACTAAAGCCCTTAGACTCCAGTTTCAAATAATCGTATACTCTCTTGTTAAGTAGTGTGTCCCTCTCACAATACTTTACCATGTCTGTAGAAAAGTTCTGGAAGTCTTCAAAGTCTATCTTAGGTAGCCCCAGCCTGTATCCCCAAGACTTCAGACTGTGGCCTCCATCTCTGACGGGATTAAACAATCTTGATATGGTAAGGGTATCAACTATTTTCTTGCTGGAAAGATCAACACCACATAATTTTTTTATTACGGGAATATCAAAACCTAAGATGTTGTGACCTATTAGTTTGTTAGTAGACCCCAATGCTATTAGTCCTTGAGAAAGAGAGTCATTGTAATATGATCTCACCTCTTCTGTCTCAGGATTTACTGTAGTTATACACCATATCTTTGTTGCATCTAAATCGTCTGTCTCTATATCAAAGACCAGTGAGTTCATCTTCTTCCTCCACATCAACCTCAGATAATCTGCCTGTGTCTCTGTTGTATAGTAAATGTGTAGCCATACCAACATCACCAGTGTACCTAGACTTCAGCACCCTCAAGTGGGTTGTATTAGATTCAATCAAGTCATCAGCTTGCTGGTTACGCTCAAGAGCTATGACACAATCAGACAGCTGGGCTATAGACTGAGAACCTCTAAGATGATTAAGCCCTACGGTAACTCCATTCTCATGCCCTCTGTTGCCCTCTATCCTTCGTAGATGTGACACTAGGATCATCCCTGCTCCTGTCTCTTCAACAATAGAGCGCAGCTTTGTCATAATATTATCTATGTTTCTGCGTTCATCCCCTTCTGCTACTGAGGACACAAGCATATGTAGGTGATCTACTACTATCCACTTACAGCCACATCCGACTACCATAAATCTTATCTTCGAGAAGATCTCGTCCAGATCATTAGACCCAAAGTGTGCATGTATCCACACCCTGTCCTTGTTCTCACCCTCAAATAACTTAGAGAACTTAGCATCTAACTGTTCCTGTGTGAACTCTTCACGCACCTGATCAACATAGAGCCTAGCGTTTGCTTCTATTGAGAGTATCCCATCAACAGTCCTACGCCAATCTTCTTCTAGTGCTATCACACCTACGTTATCTCTTGTCTGACTGACTAGCCAGTGTTCTATCTCTCTGGTTATTGAAGACTTACCTAGCCCTGTTCCACCAGTAAGTGTGACCAGTTCTCCTTGCCTAATACCGTACAGCTTTTCATTAAGCCCACTCCAAGGATAGGGAACAGAGTCTTTTCTTTCTCGGCTATTAAATTTTTCTTTGTTATCACTTACGTTTAGTACACCGGAAGGTGTGTAAGTCTTGGCATTCCACCACAAGGAGACATATGTTTGGTTCCTTCGCTGCCGCAACATATCATTAGCATCTTTGAAGTCACTGGTCAGGCTGAGTATCTTAGCCTTGGCTGGACTAAGAACTCTGGCAACTTTTATAGCTGCCTCTTTACCCTGCTTGTCGTTATCAAAATTTATAATTACATTATCAAAAGATTCCAAGAACTCCAGTGAATTCTTTATGTCCCTTACTGCGCCGGATGCCCCGTTCTTTATAGATACAACAGGCCATTTAGATCCAAGCAGTTCATACGCTGCCATCGCATCGCACTCACCTTCAACCAGAGTAATATACTTACCCCCTGCTTGAAACAACTGCTCTCCAAAAAGACCACTTCCCTGTGAGTTTCCTCTCCAAGAAAACATTTTATTAGATTCCCTAATCTTGTAAGCTGTTATTTCATTAGACACATAGTAAGGATATAGATGTTTAGTTATCTTATTTCCTTGCTGTATAGCCTTGACCCCATACTTCTTAGCAGTCTCGGCGGATATTCCCCTGTCTGTCAGCCCTATAAAGTTACCCTCTGCCTCATTCATGGCATTGTTCCTGTATGTTTTGATGTCGCTGGTAGTATCAGGTGGTGGGAAAGAAGTACTATCCCCCTCGCATGCCACTTCATAATCAGGAAACCTAGTCTCACAACTAAAGCACCATGCACTTCCATCTTCATTGAGCGCAACAGGATCGCTGCCTCCGCAACTTGGGCAGGGCAGATTAGTTTTTATGAATGACATAACTAGCCCTCTTCAGGAGTTTCTATCTGACACCCAGAAACACATTCATTCTCTTGAATGGCGTTGTGTAATGAAGTAATAGCTATCCTTTTTAAGTCAGACTGAGCAGTTAGACTTTTCAAATCATTGATAGCTTGTTGTGCTAGGAAGTATCTCCTCTGACCTTCTTTACTGAAAAGGGAAACATCAAAGTCTCCCATCTCAGTACGGAAGATTATATCAGGCTTCTCTTCCTTTTGCTTAGGCTTGCGCTTCATAGTTCATCCCCGTCACCAAAGCCTTCCTCTACCTCAAACTCTGCTCCGTCTGGGGAACTACCAGAGTATTCTACTAGGTCTAGTACCTGCATGGCTTGGAAGTCTAAGCCCGTCCACTCACCATCAACACTTTCCCATTCACGGAGCTGAACCTTAACCCTTGATCCATTACCTACTTGACAATCCAAAGGTTGCTTGGCTTTATCAAACAGCTTAGGGGCAGGGCGTGTGTGTATCTGTCCTGTCTTCTTATCCTTCCAGTTGACCTTGCGCTTTATTACAAGAGCAGTACCAACATCTTTCATCTCTCTAACTTGCCTTGTAAATCCTTTACTCTTGTACTCTTCTATAATCTCACGATCTACTACAAGATTGACCGAGTAAGTGGGTTCAAACTTAGTATTAGGTGCTAATACACTAGCCCAATATGCTGTACCTTCTAAAACTGCCATATGCTTATCTCCTTTAATTTAAATTACAAGCGCATTATATCACGGTTACGTTTCATTGTCAAGAACTTTCTTGTGTTTTATGTAACCAAGCTTAACCGCTTTACGCCTATCTCTATGTATAGCCTTCCTATTAAACTTGTAGGCATGCTTAGCTACAAAATTCCTTTGTCCCATTCTTCTCATCTCCACCACTTCCCTTCTTCCTTAGGTTCTTTACTGTCTGCCAGTACTATATCCTTGAGAATCTCTTTTCGTACCCTGTCTTTTGTTTCCTTAGTAGCAGTTGAGATAACCTTAATGTCTGCAAGCTTTACTTTATAAGCTGTCCAGTGAATTGCTTCAGGTGGAGTGGTATATATTTTATACTCCCACACCTCACCATTTGAGTCATTGTAAAACATTTCACCTACCATCATCTTTTACCTCATCAAAAATCTCATGCATCTTATCAAGATCATCTAGAGTTCCGTCAAAGTGTGCGCCTATAAGCACATAGATTCCAGTGTTTATAGCAATAAGTAAAAAGAACATAACATATCCTGCCACATCTATCATACTACATCACCAGTATCCTGTGTAACAAACTGTTCTGTGTCGTTATCCCACACAAAGCCTAGCCTCTCTACAAGTGTATCGAATGCTACAACCCAGTAGTCATCTGTTGTGTCGATAGCATTAAAAACTCTACTC